ATATCTCAAATATGCGCCTGCCGATCCTGATTGACGAGGAAACCGGCGAGAACTTTGATTACACCTCCAGCATTGATGAGCAGACCTACAATCAAATCAATCTGGCCTATGAAGATGAGGACGCCGGCAAGCGCAAACGCTACATCGCCAAAGACAGCTCCCACATTAACCAGTGGGGTCTTTTGCAATACTTCGACACTCTGAAAGAAGGGGAAAACGGAAGCGCTAAAGCCGCCGCCCTGCTCGGCCTCTACAACAGCAAGACCCGGAAGCTGAAGATCACCAACGCTTTCGGGGACGTGCGGGTGCGGGCCGGTTCTCTGGTGGCGGTTTTGCTTGAGCTGGGAGACGTGAGCGTTAAGAACTTCATGTTGGTGGAACGTGCGGTCCACACTTTCAAGGAAAGTGAGCACTTCATGGACCTGACGCTGCGGGGAGGTGAGTTCATTGCCTGATTACACGCGCCTGTTAAAACTCATAAAGCAAGCCGCCCTGGACGCTGTGGAAACACAGAAACCGGCGGCGCTTTTTTATGGGACGGTGCTCGTTGAGAAACCGCTGAAAATAAGCGTGGAGCAGAAAATGGAACTTACCGAGGAGCAGCTTGTTTTAACGAGGGCGGTTCTGGACCATTACGTGGATATTGAGGTAAGCCACCTCACGGAACAGCGCGAGGGCGGCAGCGGAGACCCGGCCTATGCGCTTCACGACCACGAATATAAGGGCCGGAAGAAAATCAAGATCTACAACGGCTTGAAAGTCGGGGAAAAGGTTATCCTGATCCGCTTCCAGGAAGGGCAGAAATTCCTGGTTCTGGACCGGGTATGCGACCACACGGTAAGGGGGCAATGGCTATGATTCCGTCCAGCGCGAACCTGATGAATCTGACCTTTGAGTTTGCGGAGCAGCCCACCAAGACCTACAAAATGGACCTGCAAACCGGCCGGAATATCCGGGGTTATACCGACGAGCTGAAAGCGATGGAGCAGGCCATTTACAAAATCCTGAACACCGAGCGTTATCAGTACGTGATCTATTCCTGGAATTACGGCATTGAGCTGCTGGACCTGTTCGGAATGCCGATTTCTTACGTCTGTCCGGAGCTGGAACGCCGGATCATAGAGGCTCTGACCCACGACACGCGGATTAAGAGCGTGACCGACTTCACCTTTGACAGCCCGAAGCGCGGGGTACTCTGCACCACCTTCACGGCGCACACGATTTTCGGGGACGTAAGGGCGGAAAAGGCGGTGAACATCTGATGTACGAGAACATGACTTACGACGTGATTCTCAAGCGGATGCTGGGCCGCGTGTCCAACAAGTTTGACAAGCGGGAAGGTTCGGTGATCTGGGACACCCATTCCCCCACAGCGATTGAGTTTCAAATTCTTTATCTGGAGCTGGAAAACTTAATCCGCGACGCTTACGGTGACACCGCCACACGGCCCTACCTGATTAAGCGCTGCGCGGAACGGGGTATTCACCCGGACCCGGCCACGCCTGCCATTTTGAAGGGCGTTTTCACCCCGCCAGAGGTAGACGTGACCGGGAAACGCTTCAGCCTGGAGACATTAAATTACGTTGTTCTGGGACCTTACGAGGACGGGGAGCCTGGAGAATACCAGGTGCAGTGCGAGACCCCCGGTCGCGCAGGAAATCAGTACTTTGGCAGTCTCATTCCCATCGAATACATCAACGGCCTCGTCACCGCCGAATTAGTGGAAGTACTAATACCGGGCCGGGACGAGGAGGACACGGAAGCCCTGCGGGAGCGGTACTTCAACTCCTTTGACGACAAGGCTTTCGGCGGAAACATACCGGATTATATCCGGAAGACAAAGGAGCTGCCCGGCGTGGGCGGCGTGAAGGTCACACGGGTCTGGAACGGGGATATTTCCCCCGCCGCCATGATCCCCTCCAAAGAGGTGAGCGCCTGGTTTGACAGGGCCGTCGGGACGCTGGACGCGCCGGTCGCGGCGTGGTTGGAAATGGTCTACCGGGCCGCGCTGGAGAAGAAATTGACCGTGGGCGGGACGGTGCTGCTGACCATCCTCGACGCGGATTATAACGTCCCCACGACCGTTTTGCTGGACGCCGTACAAACGGCAATTGACCCCGAGCAGAACGCCGGGGAAGGTTACGGTTTGGCCCCCATCGGCCATGTGGTGAGCGTAAAACCTGCGGAGGCGGTGGAGGTTTTTGTCAAAACCAAAATGGTCTTTGATACCGGCTTCAGCTTCTCAAACTTGGGGGCCGAAATTAAGGAAATCGTTGAGGCCTATTTTCGCGAACTTCGCGCGTCCTGGGAAAAGTCCCCCTATCTCATTGTGCGGGTCAGCCGGATTGAGAGCCGTATTTTGGACCTGGAGGGCGTGATCGACATTCAGGATACCGAGCTGAACGGGATTGCCGCGAACCTTATTTTGGGCCGTTATGAAGTTCCCGTGCTGGGGGGTGTGGGCGTTGGTCCGTGAGGTCGATCTTGTCTCCTATCTGCCCCCATTTATGGCGGAATATCAGGAGGACGTGGTAACGCTGAGGGCTGAGGACCCGGAATTCCGCCTGGTTTGGGAGGCGGTGGACAGGCTCTATAAAAATGAGTTCATTTTAGACGCGGACGAATACGGAATTTCCCGCTTTGAACGCTTGCTTAAATTGCACCCCTATGACACCGACACCCTGGAGGTGCGCCGCCTGCGGGTTTTGGCCAAGTGGTTTAAGCGCACACCGTACACGTTTCCGTGGTTAAAAGACTGGATGGCCCTGCTCTGCGGGGCGCATGGGCATAAGGAATCCTTTGCGGACTATTTGCTTTTTATTAAGCTGGACCGCAACGTGCTTCCCCTGGCCGGCGGAATTATGGGGATCATCCTGGAGATACTTCCGCCGATCATTCCCGCGAATATGTGCATGGAAGTGTCGCAAAAATGGGAGGCCAGCGCGGTTTTGCGTGTGGGTGCCTGTGCGGAGACCCGGCAGCGGGTGGAGGTCTGGCCGATGCACATGACCACGGAGGTGGATGGCGTCTGCCAAGTGAATACGGGCGCCGCGGCCAAGACACGGCAGAGTGTTGAGGTCTGGCCCCGGATGGCGCGGACGCTGGACGCGGCGGCTGGCGCGGGCGCCGCCGGCGGGCTGGCCGTGCGCCAGAGCGTAGAAATTTTTCCAAAAAAGGAGTGATCGCACATGGCTGGTTCCGTGGTCGTTGTAAAGGACGAGCGGACGTATGGTGTGTTTGTTACGGCGGTCGGTCAGGCAAAAATGGCGGCGGCTGTGGTGAACGGCGGGAAGGTCCACATTACCGCGGCCGGGGTCGGGGACGGCGGGGGCGGGTACTACACGCCGGATGAGTCTCAAACGGCGCTGAAGGGCGAGGTGTGGCGGGGGCCGGTAGCGGGGGTGGAAATTAACGCGAAATCCCCAAACATGATCGACGCACGGGTTGTGGTTCCCGGCAATGTGGGCGGGTGGACCGTCCGGGAGGCGGGGCTTTTTGACGAGGACGGGGACTTGATCGTGGTCTCCAACTATCCCGAGACGGCCAAAGCCATTATCACGGATGGGATTTCCGCCACCCTGGAAATCCTGCTGCACGTCCTGTTTACCAACGTGGACGCGGTGACGTTTCAGATCGACCCGTCCATGGATACCGCCTCCGTGATTGTAGTTCCCGCTATGACCATCCCCGCCGCCGGCTGGACGGCCAGCGGCATTGCCCGATATCCTTACCGTGTGGACGCGCCCTGCGGCGTGTCTTTGGAATTCCATTTTCCCGTCATGGCCCTGCACCCGGACAGCCTGGACACCGCCGTGTCCTGCGGGCTGTGCCCCACGATCCTGGCGATGACCGGTGCGATCCGGTTCTGGGCGCGGGCGGTCCCTGCCGCGTCCATGACCGGCGCTCTGAAGCTGACCCGCGCGGGCGGAAACGGCGGGGCTGCCGGCGGCGTGACCGACCACGGGGCGCTCACCGGACGGGACGCCGCGGGGCAGCATCCCATCAGCGCGATTACCGGGCT